TGGCTTCAGACCTTATTAAGGAGGCTAAAGCTCCTAAACCTGTTAGAGAGTTATCAGCTTCTTATCTTAAGGCATTTGAACACCCATCTATTGATAACAAGCTTTATCCTATGTCGGATTTAGATGAGTTTCTTGCGGGTGCTTTTACTGACAAAAAATTACAAGAACTATTAAGCAAGATACCTGTAGAAGATAATAGGAATCTATTTCAAAAACTTGTAGACGCTGTTGCTAATCTGATTGGAGTTAAAGGGGACGGTAATCTGTTAAATAAAGTAATACGAGATAGTGCTGAGATTATATCTGGCAGTAGGAAAGAGCTTGCTGGATCTGAGTTTCCTAAAGTTTTATTAGAACCATCTTTGCGGTATTCTAGAGGTGTACCGAAGTTTGATCCTAAGAAACCGAATGAGTTCCTTGAAGCTATACCTGAGAAGTTCCGTGGGTACGCTGATGAATTACTTAAAGGTGGTACACCTAGACTTCCAAGGTTTGCTTTAGAAACAGGCGATGATGTTGTTGTACTCAAAGATTTACTTGAGAGTTACTACAAAGAAAACCCTGATAAGATCACAGTACAAGGTGCAGTAACCGAAGTAGGAGAAGAGATTGAAAAGCAATTAATGCTACAACAAGGTAAGGATACTGCTACTAAGATCGCTGAAGCTCGTGTAATACAACAAAGTTTAAGAGACCAAGGAGCGGCTGTTATCAACAACTTAACTGAGTCTATAAGAAAGTACGACGATGCTGACGGGAGTGGTGTAGCAGTAGCTGAGATAAAGAACAACTTCCAACAATTACTCAGTGTAGCGGATGTATATAGACAGTTAGGTAGGGAAAGTAGTTTACTTTTAGGAGCTAGAAGAGAGAACTTTAGAGGTAGTAAGATCGGTCTTAGTGAGTCTGATTTTCAGATAGATGGTTTACGTAAAGAGTTTGCTAACGCTTCTGGTTCCGACCATAAAAAGATGGTTAATATTATCAGAGAGAACATCGACGAAAACGATCCTGAAGCTACGTTCAATAAACTATTTAAAGTATCCAAACAAGCACAAGGTAAAAACTTCTTAGATATGCCTACTGAGTACTGGATGAACGCTATTCTTAGTGGACCTAAAACCCAAGTAGTCAATGCGATGGGTAACAGCCTTACTCAGATATGGTCTTCTATTGAGTCTGTCTTAGGCGGCATAGCAAGCGGTAATATGGACGTTGTACGTGCTGTTATGGCTTCTTGGTCAGATAAAGAAATGTTTAAGGAGGCTGGTAAATTTGCTAAGAAAGCTTTTAAACAATCCGATAATGTCTTAGACCCAGAAGCTCGTGCATTTAGTGATCGTCCATCTGTAGCTATAACAGGTAAAAGAGTATCTGAAGCTTTGCCTGGACAAGGATTATCAATCAAACAGGAGAAAGGTTTAGATTGGTTTGCTAATAATGTTATAAGAATACCAAGTCGTTTGTTGATGACCACTGATGAGTTCTTTAAACAGTTAGCTTATCGTAGGGCGGCTCGATTAAAAGCAGCTATGTCTGGTATACAGCAAGGAGTAAATGATCCTAAGAACCTAGCAGAATATATAAATAAAACATTAGACGGTGTTATTACCCAAGGCGGACGCATGGCTTCTAAGGAAGGACTTGCTAGAGAAGCTAATGAAATAGCAGTTACAAAAGGAATTAAAGATACTACAGAAAAGAATAAATTCATATTGGATTACGTAGAAAAGAACTTTGATGAAGATAAGTCTGCACTTATACAATATGCACAAGAAGAAGCTAGGTATCTTACTTTTACAAAAGAATTAGAAGAAGGCATAGGTAAAACAATGCAGGACTTTACTAACAGGCATCCTGGTTTTCGTTTCATATTACCGTTTGTTAGAACTCCAACCAACATTCTTACCTTTGCTATAGAACGTACTCCACTGATGGTTAATCCATTAATGAAGCAAGAGTTTGCTATATTACGAAAAGAGTTTGCTAGTGCTGATCCTATTGTAAAAGCACAAGCTAGGGGTAAAGTAGTAACGGCTGGTTTAGTTGCTCTTGGATTAGTGGAGGCGATAAGCGACTCTAACGGAACAATTACAGGGGGAGGTCCGAAAAACGAAAAGGAAAAGAAAGCGTTACAAGCCGCTGGCTGGCAACCGTACAGTATTAAAAAGGGAGAGACTTATTATAGTTATCAAAGGTTAGACCCATTGGCTACTCCTCTTGGTATCGTTGCTGATCTAGTAGAAACTGGTAGAGATATATCAGCATTAGAAAGTAAAGATTCAGAAAAAATATTAGAACACGCTTATCAATCTTTTATTATATCTCTTACCAGAAACATTACTAATAAATCTTACTTAACAGGTATACAAAACTTCACAGATGCTTTAAGTAATCCTGAGCGTTTCGCTGGTAAATTCAGTAAGAACTTTGCTTCTTCTTTTGTGCCTAATATTATATCTCAAATGGCAGATAGCGATGAGCAGGTAATGAGAGAAACCAGAGGCGTTATGGACGCTGTTAAGAGGAAGTTAGGAGCAAGAGGAGGTTTAGATGCTAAAAGAAATGCACTTGGAGAAGAGATAATGGCAGAGACGTTGTTAGCTTCTCCCATGCAAGCCCTTAATCCTATAGCCGTATCTACTAAAAAGGATGATACTGTATTACAAGCTATGGCTGAATTGAAACATGGCTTTAGAAATCCTATACCTAATTTAGGTGGAGATATTGACTTGTTAGACTACGAAACAGAAAACGGTCAATCAGCTTACGATAGATGGTTGCAGTTATCTTCCGAGATTAGAGTTAAAGGAGATACATTAAGACAGAGATTAAATAGACTTGTTAAATCTAGAGAGTTTAAAGATATGACTCCGTTATCTGAGCCGGGACTTCCTAGCCCTAGAATACAGATGATAAGTAGTATATTAGATGAATATAGAAAAGCGGCTAGAATGAAAATGTTAAAAGAGTTTCCTGAATTAGATCGCAAGTATTCTTTGTTAACTCTTGCTAGAACTAGACTTAAAACCGGAGTATCCCGTGAAGATGTACTTGCTCTTCTCACTCAATAATTAATAATATATATCATCATGGCTATCACTTACGTAGACTATACAGCGACAGCATCTCAAACAGACTTTGTTTTTAACTTTCCGTACCTTGAAGACGAACACGTAACAGTCGAGATTGATGGTGTTTTAAAAGCATTAGGACCAACCGCAGATTACACCATTGAAACTTCTCCTACGAAAAAGATTGTACTTACTTCGGGAGCAACCGCTGGACAGAACGTCCGGGTACGCAGAAAGAGCCAACCCGACACGAACCTTGTAGACTTTGTAAATGGTTCTGTATTGACGGAATCTGAGTTAGACAGGGCGTACCTACACAATCGTTACTTAGCTGAAGAGATAGGTGAGTTAAATGATGCGTCGTTACAACGAGTACCCGGTAGTGATAACTGGGATGCTCAAGGTAAACGTATTACAAATGTAGGTGATCCTGTTAATTCTCAAGACGCTACAACAAAGAACTATGTGGATGGTACTGTATCGTCCATTGCTTTAGGAGTAGGATTAATTCCTGACTTCAATAAGTTCACAGGAACAGGTTCAGAAACTAGCTTTAATCTTTCATTTACTACAAACGGTATATCTTCTTCTGCTATACTCGTAACCATTGACGGTGCAGTACAGGACCCAAATGACTACACGATAGTTGGTGGAGTTTCAGCTGGAGCGGATGAAATACAATTTACTACACCTCCTGCACTCAACTCAGAGATACTTGTTATCGAGCGTGGGTATAAAACTAAAAGAGAAATACCTGATGATTACGATTGGGGAAGTGTAGTAGGAGACCCAGTATCAGCGTCTTACACATACGGTAAAATTGTTTAACACTTATATATATATAAAATAAAATGGCTATATCAGTACAAATTAGAAGAGGAACATCCTTGCAAAACACTTCCTTTACTGGAGCAGTTGGTGAAGTTGTTTACACCACAGATACTAAAGATTTATATGTTCACGACGGAACGACACAAGGCGGAAAACTCGTAGGCGGAGGGGCTGCAAGTATAGCTGACGGCTCGTTGACTGTTGCTAAAATGTCGTGGCTCGGAACCGTTGACGAAGCTCAAAATACTATTACTAGTATACTATCCAAACAATCGGACGGTGATTACGATAGCGTCACTCCAAGCGGTGATGTTTCAATGTCACAAGCAGGTTTATTTACTATAGGAACGAATGCTGTTACTACAGGAAAGATAGTCGACGATGCAGTCACAGCTGCAAAACTAGGAGCAGACACCGGATACCACGTTTCATTAGGGAACGTATTTATAGACTTCGGATCAATCGTATAATATCATCATGGCAAACATACAAGTAAAACTTAGAAGAGGTACAAGTGCCGAGCACGACACGACTAACGGAGGCTTTACTGGAGTTGAAGGTGAAGTAACAGTAGATACAACAAACGACACTCTTAGAGTACACGACGGATCAACTGCTGGTGGTATTCGTTTAGCAAAGCTTAGTGAAGTTTCAGGGGGAACGGGTACAGTCACTTCAGTGGGCAGCGGTACAGGACTGACAGGCGGACCTATTACGACAAGCGGTACATTAGCTTTAGCTAACACTGCTGTCACACCAGGTGCTTATACTAGTGCTGACATTACAGTAGACCAACAAGGACGGATTACAGCTGCTGCTAGTGGTAGTGGTGCTATTTCTAAGTACAGCAGCGGGTGGTTTAACGACAGTGGTACAGGTTTATCTAACGGAAGTACTTATTCTTTTACGCACGGTTTAGGAACTTCTGAAGTTCAAGTTCAAGTGTGGATGGCAACTGATGCTAGCGGTACAGGAGCAAGAAAAGTTCAGTTTGCTTATGTTTTTTCAGACGGAGAGCACGGTGCTGATATATCGAGCATATCAACAAACGGTTTAACGGTTCAATTAGGGGACGACGGGTGGATTAATTGGAGTGCAACTGGGACAAAGACTGAAGGCAACTGGGGAACTACATACACTCACATCAAAGTAGTAGTAATAGGATAACAATGATCGACTCCCTGCCTAGTCTTCTTAACACCATCCTTGTCGTAGCTCTAGGTGTGATCGGATGGATTATCAAACGTTTAATTGAACGCTTAGACCTTGGTGATAAACGACTTACGAAGATAGAAGTAGAGTTAGCTGCACAACGAGAAAGAGATGCTGCTGTTGAAAGTAGAATGGGTAAGGTTGAGTCTGCAATAAATGAAATGCACAACAAACTTGACCGCATGATGGAAATATTAGTGAGGAAATAGATATGCCAAAAGGATTATACGCAAACATTAATAAACGTAAGAGCTTAGGCATTAGCCGTAGTAAGAAGAAATCAACTATAGCACCTAAAGCGTACGCTAATATGAAGCGTGGCTTTCCGAAGAAGAAGAAGTAGAGATGGGCGTATCGTTATCCATAGGTAGAGGTGAGAAAAGCAAGAAAGGCGGACTCACTGCGAAGGGTAGAGCTAAGTATAATAAAGCTACTGGCTCTAACTTGAAGGCTCCACAGCCTGGCGGTGGTCCACGTAAGCGTTCCTTCTGTGCTCGTATGAGCGGTAACAAGGGACCTATGAAAGACAGCAAGGGTCGCCCTACTCGTAAAGCTTTGGCGTTGCGTCGTTGGAAGTGTTAACACATGGCTAGACCGTACAGAAGACCTCGTGTTGTTAGACCGAGTCCATTAATCGCTCAGTACAATACACTGGGTGCGGTTGCTGCTGGTGGTGTAACGGAAGCGGTAACTACAGCAACAGCTGCTAAAGCAGTGACAGATTCCATTACAGCTGACCCGGACATCATTGGTTTGAGTGGTGGTAATGCACCGTTGAGTGACCCACAGATCGATTCTTTAGGAGCAACTGCTAGTGATAACTTAGATGTTTAC